GTGAATTCGTTGGCGCTTGGCTACAGCGCCAACGAATTCACCGTCACGGCATCGTCTGACGGTATTAACGTCACCCATTACTACTGCCACAGTTGGTGCAACGAGGTTTTCGACCAGATGGTAAAAGGACTCGGAGAAGGCACACCACCGGCCGCCGATTATGAAGCTGCAGGGTTGACGCAGGAACAATACTTCACCACGTTATCCCGTCTGATTGTTTCCTGCCGTGACGGAGCGGACCCTGGCATTCATGTGGACGATGTATTAGAGGCGGCAGGACTAGTGCAAATATGATTTTCAAGTACCAATTGACAGAACAGCAGCACTCACGCTTTGTCAACGATCCGAACACGACCGGAGAAATAGACAACCTCGGGCGTGTACTCGGTGTGGACGTGAAAGACGGACCAAATAAAGGCACAAGCTGGGTCTTCTCAGGAAGATGCGCCGGAACGGCGCGCCTGGCGGATATCGGTAGTACGCATTGGCTGTTGGTAGAACTAACAAAAAAGCCGTGGTGGCTACCTGTATTCGTTCTCGATTGGGGGTTTCGTGAGGCTCTTAAATAATGGCTAAAGAACCGGCAGCGATTACCAGGGAAATCATCACTAACCAGCTAACAACCAGCACGGCAGGGTTCCAAATGAGCAGACTCATAGGACGCGGTACATTTGCGTCAACTGCAACGTATCTCAGCCTGGAAGGGCTTCTCCCGCCGTTTTCTGTGTGCATTTATCCGGGTTCTGGCTGTACCTGTACCGTAAAGTCGCACGGCTTGCCAGGCTCAGGCGAGCAACCGCCAGCAAGCGGGTGGGAGCAATGGTCGCAAGGTGACGTATCAACAGCCACAACGTCAGAATTCTCGTCTCCGCTAGCCGCGCTAGAGATTAGCCGAGTCAGCGGCAGTGCGACTTGTGAATATGCAGTTTGGGGCATTCAGTGACCCGACTAGTATTGCTTCTGTTGACGTTTGCTGCGTCTAGCGCAAACGCAGCAAATGCCGTTCGGTATATCGACCCGACGTGCGGGTCAGCTGGTAACGGAACGTCTCAAGACTGCGGTTCGGGGGCTAATGCACCGCTCGCAACCTGGCCCGCTGCTAACGCATTCGCCGCCGCAACGAACTACCTGCAAAAGCGCGGCACTACAGCATCGGGCGTATGTTCAAGGTGGTCTCTTGAGTCTGGCACGCTGGCCGATCCGATCATCTACGGTGCGTATGGTACTGGGGCTAACCCTATCGTGTCGTGTTCTGACGGCTACGTATTTTGGCCGCGCGGAAACTACATGCAGGTTATTGATCTGCAGCTTTCATCCTCAAACCAATACTGCGTGTATTTGCAGCCTACAGGAAGTCAGCATCATGTTACCCTGCAAAACAATAAGTTCTCAGGGTGCTATACAGGGGCTAGCATTGTCGATCTAACATACAGCAACAGCGTTGAACTTGATAACTTCACCTTTGACGGAAACGAGGTTCTCAATTCGCCCGCCGCGGTTACGATCACTGCAGCATCAGGGAACACGCAGACAATCACGGGTTTGACGTTCACAGATAACAACATTCACGACTGCACGACGGGTGCGCCTGGCGTGCTCTCGTTCGTCGGCGCCGAGGCCTCAGTAATGAAGTTTGACGGACTGACCGTCACTGGGAATACATTTACTGACTGCAAGCTTGGAGGAACCACGGCAACAACTCACGCAGTCAGGTTTACATGGGCCATTGCTGATAGATCATACGATGACCATAAAGACCGTATATCAAACCTGAACGTATCCAATAACACGTTTTCGAACACGAACGGAGCGATTTACATTGAGCATACCTACGGCTCAGGCTATGGGCCGAATATCATTTCTAGCAATACGGCGACAGACACTTACGCAAATTCAGTAATCGCGCTGTTCTATGACAACAACATCACGGTATCAAATAACGTGATTAACAGGGTTTACCCTGTATCTGGCGATTCCTACATTGACGGCATGGGGTTCGACATAGACTTTTATAACCACGCTGTTCTAGTGGAAAACAACACGGTGACAGATACGCCCGGGCACGCTTCAACCGCGTATTCTGGGCAATGTATTTATTGGGCTTACTCAGTGCCGCCTGGCATTATCAGAAACAATCTTTGCGTCAACAACAAAACAGCTATTCATCTTGAGGTAAACAGGGATACTCTTGGTGGTGGCGCGACTGGCGGCACTTACGACCCGATCTATCTCTACAACAACACGGTTGTTAATCCAACATTGAACGGCATCATGTTCATGTTTGATTCTAGGGCGGCAAGCAAGGTTTGGAATAACGTTGTTGTTGGGGCTGTTACTGCAGGCAGTAGAGGGTATTGCCGAAGCACCTATGGTGCTGGTGCAAGCGTTGTGCAGAACCTCGTTCAAAACGTGTTCTACGGCAACACAGCGAACTATGCTGTCGGCGCTGGTGCCGATGCTTCGCCGGATTGTTCGGGTATTACCGGAACAGCGACGAACACAACAGAAGCGCCGTCAGACATCTACACCAATCCGTACATCAGCGCGGCAGGACTGATAACTAGTACGTTATCGTCTGCGATTGACGCAGGCACCGACACGACATCGCTCGGCGGGCGCACATCGGACGCTCAAGGAAACCCGGTGTGGGGCACAACGGACATCGGCGCAGTTGAATACCAACCGCCGTATACCATCGGCACAGACCGCATGGATAAGGTCGGTGCAATCATCTACGCGGGCGACCAAGAGGGCAGGTTCCGCACGTATTCAACGGCTACAGGCACGACATGCGGTATTGCTATCACGCCAGCCAACGGGACATGGGCTGACATCGGTGCTACCGATGTTCGACCGAAGTGGGGCACCGTATCTGGTATGGAGTGCGGCAACAGGAACCGCACGCGGTTTGTTTTCACGCCGGAAAGCGCGATTACTTCGCCAGTTGTGATCGTTACAGATGCGATACCAGGCCGCGATTATCTTGTACAGATCGACGGGGCAAACGCAGGCTCAGCTATTACCGGAACCGACTGCAACGCATCCAAGTGCAAGGCAGACAACAACGGAGCGGTGACATTTTCGTTTGCTGGCTCTGTGAGTTCAGCCAAGACGATTCAATTGCTAGCGCAAAAAGCGCGCGGTGGCTGGAAGCGAATCAACTAAGCAGAGGATAAACGAATGCCAGGAACAACCAACGCCAGTGCTAACGCACTGCTCAAGCTCATATTATGGAACGAAAACTTTGCGAACGTCGGTGATGCTACCGGACTGCGCGGTAGCTCGACCGCAGGGAGCATTTACGTTGCGCTGTTCACGTCGGACCCTGGCGCTAGCGGGACGGCAATCACCAATGAAGTCAGCACAAGCGGCACGGGTTATGCCAGGGTGGCAGTTGCGCGCAATAACACGACTTGGACGATAACCAACAACGTCGCAACGCCAGCGGCTAACATCGTGTTTGCCGAACTCACTGGCGGATCGTCAACGGCAACGCATTGGGGCATAGTCACCTCGGCATCCGGTGCGGGTACGCTGTTGCTGAAGGGTACGCTATCACCGACCATTACAATATCCGCGCTCAAGACTCCTCGCATAACGACCGCTTCCACAATTACGCTATCGTAGGATAGCGAATGGCAACGTATTACGTCTCCCCGTCCGGTAGCGACAGCAACAACGGCACATCTACCGCTACACCTTTCCTAACCATCGGGAAAGGCTACTCGATGTGCAATGCGGGCGATACGTGCTTGGTCCGTACCGGCACGTATAACGTGCGTGTCAGCATGTACAAGTCGGGTACGAGCGGCAACCCGATCACGCTAAAAGCCTATCCAGGCGAATTCCCGATTATTGACGGAACCGGCACAGCAACAGGCACCAGCCAGGCGCTTGTAAGCATGGGCGGCAACTATAACGTCATTGACGGGTTTGAGATCAGGAATTTCCAACCGGCAACCGCGTTAACGTGGGACGGCGACCTCTATCTAGTCCAGGCGTTTACATCAAACTACAACACAATCAAGAACTGCAACATACACGATTGCTGGGGTTGTGGTGTTCAGTTAATGGGTACAGGCCACGTGCTTGAGGATTCTCAGGTGCATGATGTCGCGCAATACTCAATCACATACGGGAACTCTCCCGGCGCTTCATGGCCGGGGGCTATTACGATTGGTGTTGCCTTCTCAAATACGTGGGGCGTAGCCACTAACTGTACGGTTAGGCGCGTTAAGTCATACCGGAACGGTGGGGAGGGTGTACTCCCCATGAATTCTAGTTATACGACCGTAGAAGATTGCGAGATATACGACAACTGGTCGGTTAACCTGCATTGTACCGACTCAGATCATTGCGTAATACAACGGAATAAAATCTACGCGACTACTAACGGTGATGCGCTATGGGGCGCAAATCTAGCCGCACGCGGTATCAACCTATCGAACGAATACACGACGCCGAACCATAATGTCAACGGCGGCACGTATAACACGATTGTCAACAACATTATTTATAACACTGGCGAGCCATTCTCTGTTTGGTCGTATTACGCTACGGAATGCTCCAATAACGTCGTCGCCTATAACACGTTTGTAGACGGTCGAACAAACGGTAAGGGCGCGGGGCCTCAGATGTTGCGCTGGGGTTGGGCTGGCGGCGGCACGGTCACAAACAACGTATTTTCGAACAACGTCATTGATTCGACCGTTGCCGGTGTGTCGTCGCTTGCCGGGACTCCTGGGACCGGTTGGACGTTCACCCGCAATATCTGGCGTCTTAGCCCTTCTGGCTTGACGCTTGATGGCAACAGCATTGTCCAGAATCCGAACCTAACCCGAGCCGGTGCAACAGGCGCAGGGACGCTTGTAGATGAGTTCTTTCGACCGCTAGTCGGATCGTGGTGTATCGGTGCGGGTGCTGCGCTTGCGTCCGTCACAGTCGATAAACAGCAGGTTACTAGGCCAGGTAGTCCGACAGTCGGTGCGCTTGAGGGTGTATCCGCTGGCGATTGGACAACCATACCGTCTCCGTTGACCGGAACCGATGTCGGTTCTCCGTCTCCGACCGGAAGTAAGCAATACTCCCCGTCGCTGAATCAGTACCGGATTATCAGCTATAACTCGCTGGACATATACAGCACGTCCGATCAGTTCGGTTACATCTATTTGTCTGCGTCTGACGAGTGGGAACTTGTCTATAAAGTCGAATCCTACTCTGGTGGTGGCACATACGCTAAATTTGGATGTGTGCTGCGCACATCACTTACGGCGAACAGCGGAAGCCTAGGGTTTCTGATAAATCCGAACTACGGGACCACACAGGTTCCGTGGAGGGGTTCAGACGGCGCATCAACGCTGATATTACTCGAATACGCGACGCTTGATCGCTGGCACAAGGTAAGCAGGTCTATAGGCGGTGCTGTTGCTTTCTCTACGTCAACAGACGGTGTTACGTGGATATATCGCAGCACGTTATCAAACACGGTCGTTGGGACAAGCCCTCTTTACTTGGGGCTTGCGGTATGCGCGCAAAGCGCGTCGTTGACAGCCACCGGGATATTCTCAAACGTCTCGTTTTATAACGCAGCTGAAGCGGTTGGTACAATCACGGCAGATGCAGAGGTTCTTGGTGTAACCGAGAATGCCGAAATACAGCAGGCTGCGGGTGTAATATCAGTCGATGCTGAGCTACTTGGTTACTCTGAGTCGCGCGACATTTCAGAGGCAACCGGCACCATACTCGCGGACTTCGATCTAGTCGGAGTCGCACTTAATGACGGGGATGAATTTATGGCAACAGCACAAGACATTATCCGCTCTGCGCTACTGTTAAACGGTGCTGTTGCAGCGGATCAGACGCTTTCGCAAACGGACCTAGACGACGGGCTTGTTACGCTCAATAACATGATCGAATCATGGAGCCTGGACGGGACTGTTGTTTACTCGGTTACTCAATACACGACACCGACCACTGCAGGCGTTGACTCGGTTGTATTGACAACCAGGCCGCTCAAGATACTCGCTGCGCGGATCACTGACACCGCTGGTATTGACCACGCCATAGCGGAAGTCGGGTGGGATGATTACTCGATCATTTCGAACAAAGCGGTTCAATCAGCGTTCCCGCTGGTGTTCTGGTGCGACTACGCTTTTCCTGCTCCAACGGTGAAGTTCTGGCCTGTACCGACGTATGCGTACACACTGACATTCATGGTTCACTTGCCGTTTTACGGCTTTGATGCTCTGGATTCAACGGTTGTGTTCCCGCCAGGCTTTGAACGTGCGCTCCGGTATAACCTCGCTGTAGAAATGGCGCAATACGGAGGAGCATTGCCGCCGAAAGTAGAGGACATTGCGCGCGAATCGCTGATGCTGTTGAAGGTTACGAACTCGCGTCAAACAACGCTTCAGAATGACTCGGTGTTCATCAATCGTGCGGGACGCACGAACATCTATAGCAACATCACATGACGATCTATAACAAATCAACGCCACCTGTTGCTGACCCGATTAGCGACAGCGGAGGAAAAGTCACTAGCCGGTGGTTTAATTGGTTTTCCGCGCGGCAGTCGTTTGATAACTCAATACAGCAAAGGTGGGTTAGGCACTTTACCGGCGCATTCACAACAGTGGATAGCACGACGTTTACGCATTCTGGGTCTGACTATAATGCGCTGTTATACCCGGCAGGCTCAAGAATTTTGGTATTGGACGGATCAACAAATTATTACGGAATAGTTCAAAGTTGCACGTTTAGCAGCGGAACAAATTTGTTGACGTGGGTTGTAACAATGGATAAAGGGCATGCGCTTACTTCTGTGGCTGGCGTATATTATGGAATCCTAACATCGTCGGTGATTGACTAATGGCGCGCGGAACGCAGGTTAATCTATTCGGTGTCGGATACGGCAACGCTGAAAAGTCGTTAAATGTCACTGCGTCGTCTCGCGTAAATCTGTATTACGACATCCAGCCAGCGCCTGGGGATAAGTCGCAGATTGCCGTTTTTAACACTCCGGGCTTACTAGTACAGTCTGGCTTTTGGGGCTATAACGTAAGCCCTGCATCTAGCTCGCTCTGTCAAGGACTATACGCGACATCGCCAGCCGGTTCAGTTTATGGTGTATACAATAATAAGCTGTATTATGCTGGAAATTCTGAATCAAACGAGCCTGTTCTTGCCGCGTTAAGCGGGATAAATTCGTATGACTTCGCATCCGATCAGGAGTCGGTTATTATTGCGTCAGGAGATAATCTATACAAGACGGACGGAACGACTACAAGTGAAATTGAGTGGGATGTAGGCGGATTCCAATGGAATATACCGGCAACATCCGTAACATTTATGGACGGATACTATATCGCTGGGCTTAAAGGCAGCGTGAGTCTTGGCTATCCGGCTGGCGTATACATTTCCGCCCTGTATGATCGTGATACGTGGAATGTTCTGGACTATGCTGCGCCGGAATACCGGCGCGGACCAATCGTCAAGGTTTATGCTTGCGCGGGGTTGCTGTACGTCTTCTGCTCTCGGTCTACAGAGGTTTGGCAAAACGTCGGTGATCCTAACTATCCTTTCCAGCGCATACAAGGCGCACAGTCAGATTATGGGCTTGTTACTAAAGAAACAATCGTAAAGATCAACAACGGATTTATTGGCTTATTCTATGATTCGAACCTGTCTATGTCGTTTTACTCGGTCAACGGCTATCAGTTCAGCAACATTACTCCTCCCGACTTGCAATATGAGATAAACGACTCTGCACTGCCTGGGATAACTGGATTGTACGCGTGGACTTTTTCTCTCGGCGGGCATGACTTTTATGTCATAACCGTTGAACGCAGTGGCGGAACGAATAAAACATTTTTTTATGACATGCTAAGCGGCTCCTGGGGGGCATTAAAGTCTGGCTCAGCCTCGTACCATTATGGCAGGTTTGCGGTGCGCGGATACGGTGCAACAACATTTATAAGCGATGCGCGCTCCACAACAAAGGTTTTTACATTATCTACATCGGAATACAGCGACGACGGAACAGCAAACAAGCGCGAACTAATCGGCAACCATATTTTTATGCCGGATCGAAGCACGTTTGCCGTGCGCTCAATGTCTCTTGACATGGAACACGGTGTAGATACAAACACGTTAACCGTATACCTCTCGCTATCGCGAGACGGCGGACATACGTTCGGTGAGGAATACGCAGACACTAGCGCATCCGGTGACTACACTCGATTTTTTCAGTACAACAGACTAGGCAGGGGCCGGGATATCGTGCCGAAGATACGCACGCAAGACGCGTGCAAGTTTGTTCTTATTGGTGCCGTGGCTGACATAGCTCCGTATGGGTGGTGACATGACTCTAAACGTAGTGCGCGCAGAGCGCGCCGACATCGTACCGATTGACGAGTGTATCTATCACCCGCGCGGTGAAGTTATCGCGCCGACTGAACGTAACTACGTGACGCGAGCAAATAGCGAAGCGGCACGAAAGGCGCGCGAGTATTCGTTTAGGCTGAGTGATGCGATCATAGCAAGCCATCAATCCGGCGAAACTGAGTTGCCTCCCGCACCACTGCGACATTTCTTCGCAGACGGAGTATATTTGCGGGAATTATTCATGCCTGCGGGTATGGTTGGAATCGCGATGATTCACAAGCATGAGCATATCGTCCATGTGTCATACGGTGATTTCTTCATCGTGGACGGTGAGACTAAACAGCGCATGACCGGGACGCATACGTTTATATCGCCACCAGGAGCTAAGCGTAACTTTATTGTCCTGGCTGATACGTTGATCTCTACCATACACAAGATGCGCGACCCGGAAGACCGCGACATAGAATCAGTGGAAAACACTTTCTTTTGCACAACTGAGGAAGCGTTTCAGGAATATCTAGCGTTGTGTACTGATAACGAAATGGTGTAGCGATGGCAGGATTATTTACAGCGGTTGGATTATCAGCGGCGGCTGGCCTTGCCGGATCGCTCGCTAGCGGCGCAATGCAGTCAAGCTCGGCCAAGAGCGGTCAAAAGGCCGCGCAGCAAGCCTCACTATGGGGCTGGAACGAGGGTAAGCCGTATTACGATGCGTCGCAATCTCTTATGGCGCCTTATACCCAGCTTGGCAATGATGCCATGTGGCAGTTCGAAAATTGGCTAGGGAATAAGGGAAACGTCAACGCGGCGAGTAACGCATTCTGGCAACCTCCGAATATGCGCTCGGCTGCGGATGCGGCGGGACTCGACTATAACGCGATTGTGCATCAGATCGGGCCGGAAGACCTCAAGGCGTTAACCGGCTACACACCGCAAGAGGCGTTCGCGCCGATCACGCGCGGGCAGCTTGGTGAGTTTACCGGGCTTAACGCGGAGAAGGCGCTCAGCGGTTACAGTCCGCGCGATGTGCAGGATTTAGCCGGATTGAACCTAAAGGGCTTGTTTGGCTCGGTCGGTAGCACGGCGCTAAAAAGTCCGAAGAAACAGACCGGCCAGGCGGCACTTAAACCAGCGCAACGGTCAAATTTCGACAAGCTTCACGGGCTAGCGCAGCAGGGAAAGCTAAACGATACCCAGCAGAAAAACTACCTCCGTTTACTCGGCAAAATGGGTTAATCCAATGGCACTCAGCGCAAAAAAGCAGAAAAAGTTAGCCGGTCTAGCGGACAAGGTAGTTGCTGGACAGCCGCTATCGGAGAAGGAACAAAAATCGTTCTCGACCCTTTCAGGTAGCACTCCACAGTCGATCATGCCGACCGTCAACGGGCCAGCGCCAAATGTCAAGACACCGACTCCGAACGCAGGAAGCGCAGCACAGGGCGGCATGGCGAATATGCCTGCCCTTACGAATGGTGGCACCAAGCCGAAGGTGAAGGCAGCCGGAAACGTAGTTCCGGCCGGTACGGGCGGCATTAAGCCGTCGAAGGGCAACCAAGGCGGCAGCCAGGGCGCGGGTAATGTTAAAGGCAATGCGGGACAAGGTAACGCCGGGAACGGTGGCGGGTTTGGCCCGAACAAGCAGGAATCGCTTGCTAAGCTCTCGGCGATGCAGCAATCAGGCGCACCGCTATCACCGAAACAACAGCAGCGTCTTACCTCGCTCCAGGGTGATGCGGCGGCTGCCGGTGGTAAGAAAGGCAAGAACGCACTCGGCGGGCCGAACAGTGTAGCAGGCCAAGACTTTAAGATGCCGAAGGCGCTAACGAATCCGAACGCGCCTAACGTCAAGTTTGACTATAAGCCGCAGCAAGTACAGTCGCAGGATGTGAGGTTCAACTACGCGCCGCAGCAGGTTAGCTCACAGAACGTCAGTTATGACTACACACCGGAGCAGGTAGCGGCGCAAGCGCCTGGGATGGAGCAGTTCAATCCAGGCAACTTGCAGGATATCGCGTCATCGCTCGGGCTGGATTTCGGCGCACTGACCAAGGGGCTATCCGCTCAGGATTACCTAGCGAACCAAGACCCGTCCTATCAGTTCCAGCAAGACGAAGCACAAAAGGCTATCGAGCGCAGTGCAGCGGCGCGCGGTGGTGCCCTCGGCGGCGGGACGATGAAGGCGCTGCAGGATCGCGCCAGCCAGGTTGCGGCGCTTGACTATCAGAACGCTTTCGCGCGTGATATGGCGAATCGCCAGCTTGGCCTGAATCAGGTTCAGAACCAGTTTGGCAATGACCTGGCGGGATGGAGCGCAAACGCGGGTTATGACGTGAGCAATCGCGGCATGGATCTCAATGCGCAGATGGCGAACCAGAACGCCGGACTGCAGGCTAGCCAGTACGGACTACAGGCAGGGCTAGCCAATGCTTCGAACGCATTGCAAGCCGGGATGGCCAATCAGTCCGCTGGACTCGATGCCGCAGGAATGAGCCTACAGGCGCGTCTAGCGAGCGCAAACAACGCACTACAGGCCGGTATAGCCAACCAGGGCGCGGGGCTTGACGCGGCTGGAATGCGGCTTAATTCGCGGCTTGCTAACGTGAGCAACGATCTACAGGCGCGCTCGCTAGCCGGTAACAACATGCGCGCGCAGTGGGATGCGCAGATGAACAACCGGGCACAGAATCTTAGCGCGCTTAACGACACGTTTAACCGCGATCTAGCGGCGAAGAACTTCGGCTTGCAAGGCATCCAGACTGCGGCGGGACTCAAGCAACAGGACTTTAACAACAACATGACGTCGCTCGGCTTTGCCGCCGACTTGCTCAACAGTAACCGGAACTCGGCTCAGAATTCGCAAGGATTCGGACTCGGAATGCTGCAGGGCAACCAAGCGCAGCAGACGGGGCTTGCGAATTCCTGGCTGAATAACGACTGGACTAACCGCAATTGGCAAACGTCAACGCTCGGGAGTCTGCTCAATACCGGCTATGGCGCAAGCGGCACAATGGGCAACAACGCGATCAATCGCGCAGGTCAGGCGCAAAACGCTGCATCCGGCTACGGTAATGCGGCTATGAACGGCGCACTGGCTAGCGGCGCGGCATGGGGCAATGCAATGCAGGGTGCCGGTAACGCGATCAGTAACGGCGTTGATTCGTACATGATGGGTAGTTACATGAACTACAAATACCCCGGCATCTTTGGGTGACAAAATGGCACTATCCGACACGTTTTTCCGCATTGCCTCACTGGAAGAAGCCGACCGGCGCAATAAGATTCTGGAGCAGGACAGGCTAGACGACGAGGAAGAACGGAAACGCAAGGCGGCAATCCAGCAGGTTGCGGTTAAGAAGATGATGGCGGCGGACCTTGTACGGCGCGCCAAGGCATCCGGGCTGGAAGGGCCGGATCTTGAGAATAAGCTAATGGAACTGTTACCGGCCTATCAGGCTGTATACTCGAAAATCGGTGGCGACCTCGGATTTTCCTCGCCTGGTGAAATCATCGCAGCAGGCGGCACCGACCCGGCAGAGGAAGAAGCGCGAGCGGAAGCACTCAAGACACAGGCTAATCTCCGAGAGCGCAGCAAATACGGAGAAACCGCACTAGATAAGTTCGGACTCGGCGTGCTAGAGGATCAGCGCGGCAAGCTACCGCCAGGATTTAGAATCGGCAAGGACGGTGGCGCTGAGCGCATACCGGGACTCGAAACGCCGGAACAGGAACTAGAACGGCAGTTGCGTCTTAAGGATAAGGACCTGCAAGGGCAGTTTGCCATGGAGGATAAGCGGCACAAGTACCGGCTAGCCGAAGAACAGGCTAAGCTGAGCGGCGCACCGAAGCCGCCGACGTATGAGCAGGGCCGCGCGTCATCGTTCCTTGATCGGATGCGCTCTGCATCCTCTGTTATTGAGGACTTGGCCGGGAAGGGGTACGCGCCCGATATGGGATTCGGTATCGCGTCCAAGATGGGCGGCATAAACGAAACGCTGGGCCGCTCGCGCTATGCGTCAATGGACCCGAACGGTCAACAGTGGGCGCAAGCGGAGGATCAATTCGTTAACGCACTGCTACGCTCGGATACCGGCGCGGCTTACAAGGATATGGAAGTCAACGACCTAAAGGCGCAGTTCTTTCCGCGTGCCGGTGACTCGCCCGAAGTCATCGCGCAGAAGCGCACGGCACGGTCGGACCTGATGGACGGAATGCAGCCGATGACAGGCGCACGGATGCAACCAGGCACGGGGCGCAAACCGTTGCCGCCTGGCTTTACCGAACTACCCGACGGCAGGGTACGCGGTCCAGACGGACGGACGTATAGGTACGCACAATGAGCGCGATTGATCGGCTGATATGGGACCGTCTAGCAGCCTACGGGATGCCAGCGCATCACGCGGCTGGCATCCTCGGCAACTTCGTTCAGGAATCAGGGCTGCGACCGGACATCGAAAACGGTATCGGTGCGTATGGGCTGGGTCAGTGGCTTGGACCTCGGCGGAAGGCGCTAGAGGACTACGCGAGTAAGCAGGGGCGGAACGCATCCGACCCGGAACTACAAACTGATTTCTTGATCCACGAACTCAATGGCAGCGAGTCGAAAGCCGCGCGTGCGTTGCAAGCGGCGACGACACCCGCAGAGGCTGCGACCATCTTTCGGGCCGCATACGAGCGACCCGGTAAGCATGAGGCGAACGACCCGCGCAGAATCAAAGCGGCTCAGAGTTTCTTCGAACGGTTCAGTCCGATCAGTTCAGCCAGTGCAGACGAGTTTAACCCGGCTGACTACGGCTTAGTGCCGGACGAAACGCCGACCGCTGATGACGAACGCGCAATGTTCGACAAGGTAACGGCTGAGCAGCAGTTCAACCCGGCAGAGTATGGGCTTGTGCCGGATGACGAGCCGGTACAGCAGCCACGCGAAATGAAGGCGTTCCCAGATCCCATGACCGGGAGTATCGGGGATTTCTTCTCCGGCGCTGGATCATCGCTAGCCAGGCAAGGCCAAGGGCTGATGGAAGGCTTGCACGGCGCTGGGCGCGCTATGGGCATGGCTGATAATCCCGCGTTCGCGGATATGCCGTTGCTCTCTCCGGAAAAGCTCAAGCTACTCGGCGCGACTCTCAAGCGTGATTCGCAGATGGGAGAAGCCGGTGCCGTTGCTGGCGATCTCGCTCCGTTCCTGGCTATGTCTCCCGCGTTCGGTGTCGCGTACTCTGCGGCGGCGACTCCCGGCGACATGGGCGACCGTGCGACCGCTGCAGGCTTGTCCGCAGCCGGTGCGGGTGTCGGCTCAGGACTCGCGCGCATGATACGCGGCTTTACCCCGTCCGCTGCAGCGCAAACGCTCATGGGCGAGGGCGTTACTCCGACCGTTGGCCAGGGTATCGAGCAGGGCGTGCTAGGCCGCGCTATTCGTCGCGGCGAGGAAGCCAGTACGTCACTACCGCTTGCAGGCGCAACGACCCGTAGTGCGCGCAGTAGGGCGGCTGAACAATGGACCCGCGCGGTACTTGGCCGTGCAGAGGGGGACATCGCGCCGGGGATTTCGATCAGTGCAAACGGGTTGCAGGGTAACGAGGCAATCCTGTCGCTACGGCAGTCGTTTAACAACGCATATGATACCGTGTTGCAGGGGCAAGCCTTGCCGCTTGATCCTAAGCTAGGCCAGGTCATTGATAGCGTGATAGATGACCCGAAGCTATTCATCAATCCAGAAGGCCGCGCATGGGCTAAGCAGTACATCGGCTCGCAGGTTAGCGCATTATCGCCGCAAGGCGGCATCGTACCGGCAGGCCAGTTAAAGCGCGTATCGGACGAAATAGCCAGCAAGGGCGCATCCATGCTGAAATCGCAGAGCCAGCAGGAAGTCGATATAGGCCGCGCCTTGCTAGAAGCAGAGGGCGTTATGTCGCAGCACATTGACGACAATCTATCGCCTGAACTGCGCGGCATCATGGCTGAAATTGACACACGCTACGCTAATTTCAAACGTATCCAGCGAGCAGCAGCAACGACCAGGGACGCAGAGGGACACTTTACCCCAGCAGACTTGCACCGCTCCGTTAAGATGCTGGACACGTCGCGAGACCGTGCGCGCTTTGCCGAAGGTGGCGCACTGTTGCAGGACCTTTCCTCGGCAGGCAAGGCGGTTATCCCTGAAACGCTCGGTGAATCCGGTACTACTCCGCGCGCACTAGTCGCCAAGCTCGCAGCCGGTGGCGTAGAGGGCGCGGGGCTTATCTCGGACGCTGCAACCTACGGCAGTCTAGCCGCACTGATGGGGGCCGGTGCCCGTGAACCGATCCAGCGCGCACTACTCGGAGGCTATGGCTGGCAACGTCCTGTATCCGAATGGGCTAGCGGCTGGATGCCGCAGGTAGGCTCGGGGCTTGGGTACGATTTCGCAAACTAATCATCATCAAACAGGATGCCGCGTCGGAACTCTCCAAACGTGACGCGCGGCATCATGCCTGGCTCGAATTCCATCGCGTTCAGTTGATCGACACCCCGCAGGCGCGTGATAGTTCCGTTCAGGATTCTAACGTCGCCGTCCATGTTGATCGTGTTCGCGTTGATTTGCCGCTGGTTCCCGTAGCCGGTAACGCTGCCATAAGTGAACGTCGGGCGTCCGGTGTTAAGGTCGATTGTGGTTGCGCTGAATTCGCCCGCTTGCGCGGCGAACGACAGCGCGAGGATTGCTAGTGCTTTCATCGTCTTTCCCTCGCTGAGTCATAGGCCAGGTCGCCCGCAACCATACACGGGTTGCATTCGTGCCATTCGTTTCCGTGCGGGCATAGTTTCGGCATGGTTGGCGGTTCAATCTCTCCAATATAGTAAGACTCACGGTCAGGATCGTCGGCAAAAAAATACTCGTCTTCGCTGTAGTCTTCATCGGGAGGATCATTCCACCAATCGTTCATGGTTTCACCTTTTGTTGTTGTCTCCGCGCCCTACTCCGACACGTTGACCCGCAGAATCGCGGGCCAGGGACGTTCAGCCGTGCGGTAGTGACCTTGCCGCAGACTGAACACGTAACCGGCCCGGTGGGCCGGTATTCGTGGGGCATTTTCATCGCTTTGCTGAAGGAAGATCGGACCACTCGGCATATTGCTCTGCGCCGTGCTGACCTTGCCAGCAGATTCCGGCATGATCTTGCCTTGCTGATTCCCTCTCTACTCCGAACCGCAACACTGCGCGCGTATATGCTTCGCGCTTGCTGATCGGGCCAAGGCTCGGAATGTTGTAGTAGCGTGCGTTCATGTCTCTCTCCGGTTCCAGCTTCAGGCCAATCCTTCAGCGTGGGTATAGTCTCCCACGTCTAGCGGAACAATGCAACACTTATTTTGCGGTTGCCTGTCAATCAAGTTCCCGCGCGATATCCTCGGCGCTCTCCCGGTAGTAGATCATCAACGACTTGATGTCTCGATGACCGGCTATCCTGGCTAACCGTAGCACGTCAACCTTACGCGCCAGCCTAGTCAACGCTAACGCTCTCGCGTCGTGGAAGTGTAGCCCGGTAACGCCAGCGGCTTGCATAGCGCGCCGGAACGTCGAATCCCGGTTGTGTTCTATCGTGGTAAACACGCGCGCGGCTGCCAGGCCGCGCAGCTTGGCTATCAACTCGACCGCTCGGTTGGTCAGAGGAACGTCGCGTGGATCACCATTTTTCGTTCGCGGCAAGTGCGCGACTCTGCGCGCCAGGTCAACATGCTTCCATTCAAGCGACAGGATTTCGCCCGATCTCATAGCCGTCTCGGCTGATAGCAGGAACGCGACTGCTATCTGTTGCTTGCACGTCTCGACGGGTTCGCCCTCGTCATATCCTAGCGCGATGCAGATCCGCTCAATCTCATCATCGGTCGGTAGTCGTGTTCTCGGCCTTGGTTGTCTCGGCTTGCGCACGTCCTTTACCGGGTTGACGGAAACCAGGCGCAACTCCCGTCGTGCGTACTCGAAAACAGCCGACAGTAGCGCGAGGTAGCGGAGGGTAGACGCTGGACCGACCCCGAACGAATCGCGCAACTGTGCTATGACTTCCGGCGTTACTGCGGCAACCGGCATGTCTGTGATAGGCTGTTGCTCAAACAGCGCAATCACTTTCGATTCCCATTGTCCTGTTATCTTTTTGCTACCGACATCGCGCATGTAGTCGGCAAACAGTGAGCGCATCGTCTTGCCGGTCGGAAGTGAGCCGGTTTCGATGCTGCGCTCAGTCTCTAGCGCCCATGCGCTAGCCTCGGACTTGAGGCGAAACGATGCAGAGCGACGAATGCCTAGCTTAAAGACCTCCGCTCGCCATTTTTCCCCCCTCTTGCGTATCGTTGCCATGTTGTTTAGGCGGTTCAGGTATCGGCATCCAGTGCGTTGGAGTCCAGATCAGACTGTGCGATTCTTGCTCATACCAATGATCCCCGTCCGATGATTGCGCGAATGCGATAATCTGCTTTTGTGTCGTGTCATCCCACTCATGGAAAGCAACTAGCACACAAGAACCAATAGGCGCACTCTCAATCGGTTGCCATTCCTGCATCGCTTCAATTGCCGCTTGTGCCCTTGGTATCCACCAGTGCCAGGCCGGTTTATCCTCAAACAGTTCGTCTGGGTCAAATCCGGTAGATGCAACAAGAGCCCGCGCAACGCGCTCAAGCATTGGCGTAATTTCTGGCGTGAAATTCTGCGCCTCTGCGGACTCTGGCGCAACCGTGCGGATTGCATCGTTACCGCAAGTGGTTGTTTCTGTGTCTGTTTGCATGTTTACGGACTCCCCTGTATGGGCGTGTAATCTTGCGCTATTTCATGATTCGTGAAGCGACATTGAGTCTATTCCGCGCTCTGCGCGTCGTCCTGGCGTGATGCTGGCGTGATGCTGGCGTGATTGTTGATCGGATTACGTCGGCGCAATCGTCAGCAATGCTGTACGCTTCTGTCATATTTTCGCAAATCGCCGCGCATTCCTCGCGGGCCTTCCTGTCCGCTTCTGCGATGTCTTCCTGCATCGCGTCGATGACAACCTTTGCGTGACGCACCCAAAATTCCCATTGCTCAGGTGTCAGATACGTATAGTCATGCTCTGCTTCGTATAAATCACGCAGCAGCCGCGCTACTCGCTCAATCGTTTCCATCATTCACCCCTCCGTCTTTCCGCCCATTTTACCCAATCACCAGGGAGCCATCGGCGCGAAGATCCGATCCGAACGGCTTTCGGTGCGCTCGGTGATGCAGCAACCTCGTATGCTGTAGTCCGACCTACTCGCAGGAATGCGGCTAGGTCGTTGATAGTCCATAGTTGTTCGTTCATGCTACGTGACTCCAATATCTACCCTTCCATATGCCGAGAATAGTGCTGCGCGATACCTCAAACTTTGCCGCTACATCGTCCGCAGCCTGATAGTATTTCGGTGGTTCAAGCTGGCGGATAAGCCTCACGTCATCATCGCAGAGGATTGCGCTCGGGTTGTCTTGGCCTATTGGTACAGGTCGGCGTAATCCTCGCAAGTCTCTACCTCTGCGCTTGCGGTTATATTCGCGTGTCTGTGCGTTCTTACAGGAATTGCACCATGAATGGAGTCGCTCAGAATCTTTCGATACACGTCGGTAATGCTCGACGGATCGGACTCGTTTACACTTTGTGCATCGTTTAGCCCGTGACATGTCATAAGCCCTAGATAAAACTGTTGCCGAAGTAGCCCTAGCGGAGTTGATACGTATTGCTTTCCGTTCCATTCCGTACCGCCGACGTCTGGGATATAAACATCCTCTTTCGTGCGCGTGACGTAGGACGGTCTGCAGTGCGCGCAGTTCGTATGCGGTCGGCGCTTATAGTCTCGCACGCTTGCCGCTGTGCGCGTCTCGATGCGTCCGCATACCAGGCACTCGCACAGCCACTTAGCGCGAGTACCTGGCGCTAGTCCGATGACCCTACATGGTCCGTACGTTTTCCCTGTATGGTCGCGTGGCTTGCTCATTTCAATTCCAGCCTTTCCAGTGCCGTAGCAATGGCCGCTGATATTTCTTGCCAAGAGTCGCCGTTATGGCATTTCTGAAATAGCGTAACAACTGCGGTGCATTCGTCGAAACATTCGACAGTAAATGCGTGCTGCTCTAATTCATCGTCATACGCCTCTATTTTTACCGGCTCAAGCCTGATTGTCATTGCATCGTCTCCGTAAATTAGTGGGCGTTTCGGCTTTCCAAGCTCGCGTCGCCCGCACGCCGACCTCACGATTCGCCGCTGTTGCTTGCCCGTAGGCTCACGGCTGGTGGCAGGTCACGACCGCTGCAGGGTGGCCCCCGGTGATTTACCCAGTCACCATGCCCTTGCATTGCAATGGTGGGGGCCATTGATCGACTCTACCTCTCTGAACAATCCAGGCGCATGACCTCGCGCAGCAGGCCCGCCGCAGTCGATACGTTCCCAAGCTGGCGCACTCCATTCATTGAAGTAGACCACGTTTTCTGTCGCGTTCGGCGGTATACGCATCGACAGGTTCAGCCGTATATCCTGCAATCCAGATGTCGTGAGCGTATACATGCTGGCGACACCGAAAAGCGGATACGTACTTTGCGGCTCATAGGTCGGCTGCATATCTCCGCTAACGTCGCGCCGATATCCTAGCGGAGTGCGGTACGGGCGAGCGTAGCGCACAGAGATAACCTGCTTATCCTGTCCGTTAGAGTCGCGCTGGACATAGCAGGCGTCAAGCGGGCCAGGCGATACGAATTCATCCGGTGTAATAGCGTAAGCTGATGACGCAAACGCTAGCAAGCATAATGCTGTTTTCATTTCAGACTCCGTAATCGTCCGAGTCGTCATCATCGAAAGACTCGTCCATAAACGGCGCATTAAACGCTTCATAGACCAGCCAACCGAGTACAAGAAACGCGCAAGCAAGCAACGTCAGTATCGCGTAATTCATGCCGCTTTCTCCATCAATCGTTGGATGATACTCTCGACCTCTGCATTGGCTTTGATAACCTCCGATTCGATTTCCTGAATCCTGTTGTCGTCACGCTCGAACTGGATCACGCACAGTTGCAGCGGTTCCGGCAATCTCGGATCAAAGCTAACGAAGTCGCAAACCTCTGCGCCAGTGCAAGACATTTGCGCAAGCATCTGCAGTTGATACTTGCCAGGAATCCTCCGCTCCGTCATGTACTCGACATGCGTAGCCGTTTGCGGGCACTTGATCTCGACCAGCTTCGTACCGATCAAGCCGTCCGGTGATGCACCGAAGCATTCTAGTTTCGGATGCAGGATAAAGCCGCACTCGTCCACAAGCTCGCCAGTCAGCGCACTGTAAGCCTGGCGCGCGGCTGGCTCATGCCATACGCCCCACTGCATAGCCTCATTCGTATAGCCTTCCTCGCGCTGGCCGGTAAGCCGCTCGCAGAGGACTTTCATGATGAGATTCTTGCGCGATGCGCCGGGACCGCTTTTCGTGGTTGCCATCAGGTCAGCAACCGACGAAGCCGTAAATTTGCCTATGCGCGCCTCAAACCATTGCTCTGTTCGCTGTTCCATCACGAGGCCTGCGAATTTGCTAAGTTGCTTAGTTGCTCTTTTCGCGCCTTGAATACGCTCGCATACAGCATCCTGTCGCTTGAAGTCATCGCCTTATAGGCGGCGCTTAGTTCGTCCACACCTTCCAGCGCATTTATAGCCTCAACGGTGTGCGTATCTTGCTTCGCCTGTTGCTGTTGCGGCTGGCTGCGACCTACGCTCGCCTCTGCGTCGTCATCAATCGGAGCTAACCCAACGATGGCTTGCAGCATGTAGCGGCGGGCGTATGTCAGCGCCGATCCGTAGCCCTGCGCGTCTTGCTTCGATACCGGGACTGACCACGTATCTTCCAAGACCTCGCCCGACTTGTGCATGAGGATTGTGCGCAGCTTGACCCAACCCGGATCGCACGCTACAGGCAACTGGACGATAGACAAGCCGTGTTTCGTCAGCGGACCTCGGCAGGCGTCCCAACATGCTCCAAGGTCTGCGTATTTGCTGCGGAAGTGCGGGTTTACCGCACCTTTAACCGCCCCTTCGATTTCCGACTGTGCCGCCGACAGTGCAGCGGCTAGGTTTGATAACTCGCTCATTCCATCATCTCCCGCAGGTCTGCAAACCGCTTGATGATCCACTTCAACCCTTCGTCTGAACGGTACGCTCTAACATCGTGATACCATTCCAGTTCGCGCCGATTGTCACGGACATGATTTGAGCATGTCCGCACATCGCGTAATAGATCGCCATACCCGGTTAAAGTCTGCATAGTCGAATTCCTCCGTAGTTAGCGCGTCCATACGCGCTTCGTGTTCGTATTCCTCGGCTGTTGGCTCAGGTGCGCGAGGATCGTTCGGATGCCCGCTGTACGCTGGCCAGGTTTCGGAGTCGCCTGGCCCGTAGTTGGTATAACCGGCCATTAGAATTCCTCAGCGTCGAATACAGGCGGCAAAATAGCGGATTCTGGTGCATGTACCGATACGCACATAATCTCCATGCCTTGCGCGTCGTACATCTTGATTCGCTGATACTGCCCGTTAAGTCCTGGCGTGTCGTACTTGCCTGGCGACTCAATAGCAACGCGCACGACACCATGTATTGACATGCTTGCGTTGTTCATCGCTGCGCCACCATTCCGAGCACGTCAATCACCATGATCGCGACGACCATACAGGCCGCGACAATTGCCAGCAGTGTCGGGAAAGCCCCGTATGCTTGTCTTTCATTCCACATTTCGTTCTCCGAAAAGATGCCCGCCCGTAGGCGGGCCAAGTTGGAGGTGTTAGATCAAGTCCGCCAGTTCGCCGCACTGCTTGCGCATCCATTCGTAATACCGGCGCTGTTCCTTCTCGGACTCTGCGAAGAATTCCGACTTAGTAACCCAGCTTTCGCGTGCCATGACGCGGCGCTGCATACGGTCCAAGTGCTTGAAATCTACTGCTTGTGCGTTCATGTCCTGACCTCCGGTGATGTTGTTTCGCGGTGTGTGCCGCGTTGGTTGAGACTATAGCGAACGCTATGTCAGGTGTCAATAGTAAAAACAATAAAATTTTCGACAGGCGCAAAAAGGCCCGCAAGAGCGGGCCAGGTGACTACTTAGAGTAGGATCGTAGCAGGGCCAAAATTGCATCCAGTAGGCGTCTTAGTTGTTCCTCCGTGGTTGTCTCTAGCTCCGACTTGATCTGTTCGCGTGCATCAGTCATCGTCAAACCTCGGCAAAAGCGATTGAGCCCCCCCCCCGAGTGCGATGCTATTTTGTCACGAAAAGTACGTAGTTCTACCTACGTATTTATACGTAGACTAATCCGCAACAGACTGAACCATTTTTGCAAAGAGTTCGCGCTGTTCAGGCGTCAACAGTTCCCACGCATCTAGCAGGCGTTGTAATGCCTCGTCGCGCGCGTTCTCGCCTGGCTTTGCATCCATGGGGCCAGACCCGTCCGCTAGCCACATGGGGCGCACACGGAGGACGTGGGCAATCTCGACAATCATTGCGGTCCCGCGTTGCTTTCCAGACTCTAGTGCGCTGATTACCGGCTGAGCCGTTCCGACAGCCTTGGCTAGCTGCTCTTGCGAAATTCCGCGCAGCTTCCTTGCTTGCTTGATCCTGCTCCCGACGTGCATAGATGGTTTCCGTTTGTTGCGTCTAGGCATGATGGCAGCCAAAGGCATCGTTTCGGCTATTGACATGAACATAGTTTTTACTATATGGTTCGCGCATGAACTGGAAAAACATCACGACCGACCTTCTCGCATCTGGATTGACTCAAACCGAGATTGCTAACGCGCTCGGCGTTAGTCAGTTCTGGGTACACATGCTGGCCTCTGGTAAGCGCGTTCGGGAACCGACTTGGACGCACGGCAATGCGCTGATTGCGTTGCATCGTGAGCGTTGCAATGGCTGATTTCATTGGGCGTTCTCTCCTCAACTCGGCGGCTCGCGTTTCGCGTGGGCCGCTGTTTTTTTAGGTATTAGCCGTGTCACCCGAAGACAAGGACATATGCGTCAAGTGCTATCTCAGCGCAACGCATTGGATCGGGCTGAAAGCCCTGGCTGAGTCTCGCGGCTTAAGCCAGTCCGCTTTTCTTCGTCAGATGGTTGTAACAGCCATCGAGCATCACGCTCGCAGACAGTTTGCCGAAGAACAGCGGTCGTCAGATAGAACCGACTTCGACCCTGAATAGGCCCAACGCAATGTCTGACATTTGTATGTGTACGGCTAAGGCTTGCTACAGATCCGACGAATGCAGGCGTCACCCTGATAGCGGGACGGCTATTAGTGAGCGCCAGGCGTGGGGAGATTTCGACGAACAACGCTACTGGGACGCGGATACCTGCAGCGGCTTTATGCCGCTGTTTAACGGTATGCCGCACCAGGCAGGCGTTTACGGAGGGAAGGGACTGCTATGACCAGGCCAGCCTACGCAAACCTAGTCGATACCGAAATAGTTCACGTGGTCGGCAGTTATGAGGACGCACGCGCGCTTAATGCGGACGCTGATTGCGTCCGCTGGGTAGCCGCTACTGAGCGACACCACGCATGGGATTGGGCGGCAGGTAAGACCCTGGCGTTTCATGGAAGAACGCATAGCCAGCATCCGTGGGATGCGTTACGGGCAGGGGCTAAGCGCGTGTTCTTTGTTGACTTGGACGGCGAATTACAAGAATGGATCAGGGAGGAATGATGGCTAAAGCATTCCGACCCGATGAGCTATCAGGATCACTTCCCCCCGCGCAGTCCCGTGCAAGATCGGAGCGCAAAGCATTGATAACATCCGATGCGGAAAGCCTCTTAAAAGAGGAATTCGCGCCTATCAAATGGGCGGTTCCAGGCATCATTCCCGAAGGCGTTACCCTGTTCGCCGGTAGCCCGAAGATAGGCAAAAGTTGGGCGTCTCTCTATATCTCTATCGCTGTTGCCTCTGGCGGTCATGCTTTCGGATCAATTCAGTGCGATCCAGGCGAAGCCCTGTATATCGCTCTGGAAGACAATAAGCGACGGATGCAGCGCCGTCTTAAGATCGCTCTGCGCGGGGCTAAATGCCCTGAAGGACTGCATTTCGCGTATGCAGCGCCTGCTATCGATCAAGGATTGATAGACGAACTATCAGCGTTTCTCGACGCGCATCCAGATACGCGCGTAGTGACAATCGACACCATTAAAAAGATACGGCCGGCATCCGGTAAGAACGACAAGATTTACGACACAGACTACGCGGTAGGAATGCCGTTCCTTGAGTTAGCCGCTAAGTACAGCGTTGCAATCGTTCTTGTCCATCACACGAATAAGAGCAAGTCCGAGGACGATCTCGACACGATATCGGGTAGCAACGGGCTATCCGGTGGCGTCGATAACATCCTCATCATGCGGCGCGAGCGACGACAGAAGAACGCGACCATGTATATCACGGGGCGCGACATCGAAGACGAAAAGACACACGAATTGATCTACGACCAGGAATTAGGTTCCTGGGTTGTTGGTGATGATGGTCCGACAGTCGGGATAAGCCCAGAGCGTCGTGTGATCTACGACACGATATCGAACGCAGGTCCGATCACAGGCCGCGCTCTTACCTCGCTGCTCTATCCAGGCATAGCTATTACCCGTGACTGCAAAGAATGGGCGCGCGTGCGCAAGCTGACGCGCGCATTGGTAGGTAGCGGGCACATTGAGACGAATTCTAACGGTGAACTGCAATTGCGTTCACACGGTTCACACGGTCACACACACGCCGGAACGCGCGTATTTACTGAGTTTCCCGAATGATTGAGCGGTCACACAGGCTGTCACACGGGGTACACACCAATGCGTAACCGTGTGACCGCGTGTGACTGTGCGTGTGACCGTAAAAGTCTATATATATCAACTGTGTGACCGTGTGACTCTATTTATCACTCTATCTATATCTAACTCTCTATCTCTTATACCCCCCCCTATATGTGTATATAGATAAGAGCACGGAACATGCCAGATGGAAAAGTCAAGAGCATTTGAGAAGTTAAAAACAGATGACCCAGCAACAGCCACATTCTTACAGGACATTGCAGCGGTGTTCGGTAAGCCTCGCGCTGTCGCTATCAGATTCGCAGACGGCGAGCGTTATGACGGTGGCCGGTTCCTGGCTGCTCAAGACTACAGCGATTTTTTGGCGCGGCTTCCTAAGCCGCTTTATCAACGGCAGAGGCGGAGAAAACGGTGATTACTAAAAAGCTGATGGTGAAGAACGGCAGTTATCAGAAAGACGGCGAGGAAAAAAACCGCTGGCTGCAGATCGGTGCCGTGCATGAGTACGAGGGCAGGGAATACATCACCCTGGACCGGCATGTAAATTTGGCCGGTCTACCGACAAAGGAATTTGATACGCGCGTGTTCGTGAGCATGTTCGACAATGACGACAGCGCGAAGCCTGCCGCTTCTTCCAGGCCGCGCAAGCCTGCAGCGGCGGAAGCTCCGTTTGATGACGATTCGATCCCTTTCTGAGGTATCTCAATGGATTTTTCAGCGTACCAACAGGAAGCAGCAAAGACCGCAATCTACACCGATCCGACCTATCCGGTCCTGGGCCTCGCGGAAGAAGCCGGGGAAGTCGCCGGAATCGTCGCTAAGGCGCTCCGCGATAACTCGGGTATGGTGACTGCGCAGGACATTGAACGGTTGTATAAGGAACTAGGGGATGTGTTGTGGATGGTCGCAATGGTCGCGTATGAGTACGGAATCGACCTCGGGGAAGTAGCGAATCTGAACATCAACAAACTGCGCGACCGGCAGGCTCGCGGCGTTCTCGGAGGGGCCGGTGATGACCGATAAACGCACGAACGACATGCTTGGCGCGAAGTCAACTCCTTGGCATGAACTGGAACTAATGAAGGTATTCGCGGGGATGAAGGCGTATCGGCTCGCATACGAGATCGACCCGAAGCGCGGGACGCTGTTGCACGTACCAGGCGGCGTCAAGATGACAGTCGCGGAAGCAGAATCGCTCGGATGGCTTGTGCAGTTCCCGGAAATGATGCGGGAGTTCGACGAGGCAGCATAGGTGATTGATATGGAACTATTTTTAGGCGTTGATCCTGGCGTCTCTGGCGCTTTGGCTGTTTTGGATGCAAGTTCTCGGATACTTCTGCTAGAAGACATTCCGACATGTATGAGGGGTAAAACAAGAACGCACAGAATAGTCGACGCGAGCGGTCTTTCTGATTTGCTTAAAGATTTTGCGCACGTAAGAACTGCAGTTGTTGAGCAGGTCGGCTCAATGCCCGGGCAAGGCGTTTCAAGCGCATTCTCGTTCGGAGAATCGTTCGGTGTTATCCGTGGCGTTCTTGGTGCACTTGCAATTCCTGTGGATATGGTACAGCCGCAGAAGTGGAAAAAGTTCTTTGGCCTTACATCTGATAAGGAACTATGCAGGGCTAGAGCTATTGATTTGTTCCCGACAGCGCCACTGCATAGGAAAAAGGACCACGGACGGGCAGAAGCGTTACTGATGGCAAAGTATGCCATTGAGCATTCGCGGTGAGCCTGTTGAAGGCGGCGCGCTAATAGTCAGATTGGAGATAGCAGAGTGACTGACGAAATGTGGGATTTAGTTAGACGTCACGACCAGATTAGGTATGGACAACAAAACATGGCTAAATCGTTGGACGATAGAGCATTAGACGATTTGATGGCGCATTTTTGTAAACGGCACGTTAAGCCGTGCGGAACGCAGCCAGGCGTTAAGCATGACGGTGGGAAGGCTATGGCTGGGCTTATGGTAAAGGATTTCGCTCGCGCTTTGTCTGCGGTCGCAGACATAACAACGTTTGGGGCGAATAAATATAGTCCATCAGGATGGCGCTCTGTTGACTGCGCTAGAGAGAGATATTCCGACGCGCTCTATCGGCACCTCTTAAGTCACGAACTTGGCGAAGACTTCGACAAAGAGTCTGACTTGCTGCACCTCGCTCACGCAGCTTGGAATGCCCTTGCATTATTGCAACTGCGAATAGAGGAACTTCTTAGGCAAGATGGCTGACCGCCGACGAAGCCTTGATGAGCATATAACGCTCGTCGGTACGGCGATAGATCGACTCGCGGAGGAATGGGAAGACTCGCGCGAGTCGGTAGCGGACGAGCAAAAGCACGTCAGGGCTGGCGCACGGATTCAACGACTAATGGACGATGTTTACAAGGAAATAGCCAGCCTTGAAGACTATTGGCGATGGTCTACACCAGGCACGAACAGGCGCAAGGAATACCGCGTTATGCGCCATTGGTGGGTTCCTGAGTGTATCGCAGCGTATCGGTTCCGGATGCAGGTTATAGCACGTATCAATGCGATGTTTGCGCAGAGGATACTAGCTGAACGGTACGGAGTTTCTAAGCGGACTGTAGAGGATCACTGCGAGGGACGCAGGCTGATAAAACAGTAGCAGCGTTGATATAATATACATCTTGTGGTATTGGTGCTGAAATGAGCTACACGAACATATTTAAAGCCATAGTAACCTACAAAGGAATAGAATTCACGGTCACTTACAAGCCCGACTTCGCTATGGGAGATTGGGCATGGGTCATCGATTGGGACCACAAACACAACGATGACCCAATAACAGATGAGTTCTGCGAAAAATGCGAACTTTGGGCCGAAGACGGACTAGACTGGATATTAAAATCATGAATCAGGTTATCGCGTTTCTCGTTACTCGGCTGCTCGATATCATCGTCGGTAGCGGTGTCGTTGATCGTGTTATCGCGGCTATCCGTCGGTGGGCTAATGCTGAGTTTCACGACGGCACGCCAGAACAGGACAAGAATTCAGCGAAACGCGCAGGCGTTCTCGGTGAACTGGAATCGTGGGGCAAAGACCCGCTCGACCCGTGCCCGATACTCTCCGACTCATGGCGTCGTCTTGTGCTTGAGCTAGCCATAAGGCTCGCGAAAGCTGCGGAGTCAAAGCCGTGAAAGGCTGGATAACTAAAACAGCCGGTGCGCTCTTGATCCTGTACGGAATCATCGGAGCAATCGCAGGACTGCATGATTTCGACTCGGCATTCCTGATGGTCGGAAACGGACTCGGCTATATCGGACTGCGCAGAGCAACGGACAAAGCCGTTGCGGAGATCACGGCAAATCAGGTTAACCCTGCATCGCTTGATGACATCGTGAGGCGCAATCAGTGAGCCAGGTGTCAACGCGCGGGCTTGCGCTGATTCGATCATTCGAAGGTTGCAAGCTGAAAGCGTACAAGGACGCTGCAGGCATCTGGACGATAGGCTATGGAACTACGCGCATTGCAGGTAAGCCGGTTAAGCCGTCGCTCACGATCAGTCAAGCAGAGGCAGAAATTCTGCTACAGCATCAGGTAGCAGAGCATTGGAACGCAGCAGAAAAGCACATTCTGTATGCGAATGAACTATCACAGGAGCAAATCGACGCGCTAGCGTCGTTTGTCTATAACGTCGGTGTTACTGCGTTTAAGGAATCAACGCTGCTAAAACTGCTAAATCGTGGTCAAGATGAGCATGTATCGTATGAATTCCTGCGATGGAATAAGGCGGGTGGTAAGGTGCTGCGCGGGCTGACCCGTCGCAGAGAAGCGGAGCGTCAATTATTCTTAAGTGGAACGCCATGAAGTATCTAGCAATCATTGTCCTGTTGTTCGGTGTCGTCGGTTATGTCAGCGCGATGGAAGTCAGCGAAGCGATGACCTATCAGGGATCGGACTTTTTTTTCGAGCGCATTGGCAAGCCACATCCGATTGATCCTCCCAAGTGCGAGCCCGTACCTATCCCAGCAGCCGTGTGGCTGTTCGCGTCCGCGCTAGCCGGTATTGGCGTCATCAGCAAGCGCAAGGCGTGATTAGGCTCGCCGTCCTGTTGTTGCTGTCAGGTTGCGTACAAGTAGGCCCGAAGGCATTGCCAGCGCATACCGTCGTCGCGGACTGCGAAGCGTTGCCAGCTATACCGCAAGTCGTGCATATCAGCATTGAGCCGGGAAAGCCGGTGATAGCGGATGCGGGTGGTGAGGCGTTGCTAAGGGCGTATGCAGGCGCTAGGCGATGAAGGACAACGACGCACGAACAGCGTTGTATCTCCTGGCCGCATGGCTTGTCGTGTGGCCTACGGCGCTGATGCTCATAGGGTGGCTCAGGTGAGTATGTTCCTGTTCGTTGTACTCTCGTCTATCCGGTTCGAATGCGAGCCGTCAGGCCGCATTCTGTTCGGTATGCAGCAACCCGGCACGGCTGTTACGTCACATGTGGACGGTGCGATGGCTGGCCTTTCATGTTCCTGGCAGGTAATACGATGAGCGATCCCAGGTTTCCGGAAGCGTGCCAAATTCTACCGATGCGAAATCACTTTCTACTCATGTGGACCGCTGTTTTTACCGCCTGGCTGGCCACTGGCGCGGTGTTCATCCTCGGTACATACAAGTCTCAGGAAATAGACTCGCAGATCATTAGTCGCATGGCTGTGATAGAGGATGGAATAAACGCGTGCAAGCGATCAATAATCGATGATGTCAGGTGACGGGGGGAAATTCCCGCCAGACTTACCGACGACAAGTTATTTATGGGCGTTATGGCTCTCGTCATTCGGTGCGCTCTCCGCGTATCTTGTGCGGCTAAAGTCTGCGCAGGTTCCGAAATTCTCTTTCATGGCGCTTGCATCGGAAACAGTTATCGCGTCGTTTCTCGGACTGATAACGATGTACATCGGTGTATGGCAACACTTGGACGGCGAGATTATCGCTGTATCAATCGCAATCAACTCGCACTTTTCTACCCGTGCGCTGTTCCTGTTACGTAAACGATGGTTAGGCGAAGATGAGTAACGCGAACAAGAAGCCGCGCAAGCCATACGTTAGGCGCGAGGACGTTGATTTTTCGCGAGCGTATGAACTTGCTCGGCTAGGAATGACCAATCAGCAGATCGCGGATTGTCTCGGTGTATGCGAAGAACGACTATACAAGGAGAAGCGGGAAAACACAGAAATCGCGGAACTTATAAAAAGGGGGCGAGCAGAAGGCATCGCTCAGGCTGTCAAGATGCTGGATCAGCACATTGAGGACGGCGACAAGACGTGCCTTATCTTCAAACTGAAATGCAAGGCCGGATGGAACGAACAGCAGCACATCCTTGAGAAGATCGCGCGGGATATCGCTGAGCTTAAGGGTGAGCCTGTCGAATGAGCGTATCGCTCTCCTCGCTCTACGGCGAGGTTCAGAAGCTAAAGAAGGCCAAAAGCGTTCAGCAGGCTATGGAAGTGATGCAGGCTGATGGCAAGTACAGGCTGATTGATTCGCTGTTCGTCGGTGGCGCTGACTCAGGGTATCTCAAGCATGTAGAGTTAATGGGGAAAGGTGCCGACTACAGGTCGCGGCTATTCATCGCTGCCAACCGAGTCGGTAAAACGGTGATGGGTGCATATGAAACGGCTTTACACCTCACGGGCGATTATCCTGCATGGTGGGATGGGGTACGGTTCGAGGGGCCAACTCTTTGCTGGGCAAGCGGAGATACGTCGAAGACGACGCGCGAGTTCGTCCAGCTTGCGTTATTGGGTCACGAAAAGGGTACTGGTACGATTCCGCTGCAGGCGTTACTACGTACAACGGCGAAGTCAGGTACTGCGGACGCGATTGATACTATCGAGGTAAAGCACGCATCAGGCGGTGTCTCGCGTTGCGTCCTGAAATCATACGATCAGGATATAGATGCGTTCATGGGCGGCGCGGTTAACTTTATTTGGCTTGATGAAGAACCTCCGCTAAAGATATACACCGAGTCGCTAATCAGAACGATGACGACAGGCGGGCGCGTGTTAATGACGTTTACGCCGGTGCGAGGGCTGAGTGAGACTGTGCAGCATTTCATGCCGTCCGGTTCAGTACCTGATCCTATGCCGCAGGAGTGCTATGTAACACAGGCAACGTGGGACGATGCGCCGCACCTAACGGACGAAATGAAGCGCGAGCTATACAGCGCACTACCGCCGCATCAGCGTGACGCCAGGTCGAAGGGTATCCCGGCGCTTGGTGCAGGTGCGATCTATCCCGTACCTGAATCGGAGATTACATGCGCTCCGTTTGCCATTCCAGACTATTGGCCGCGTGCTTACGGGCTAGATGTAGGCTGGAACAGGACAGCGGCCATTTGGGGCGCAAAAGACCCCGATACGGGCACGATTTACCTGTATGCCGAATACTACAGGGGTGAGGCCGAGCCAAGCGTTCACGCGTCAGGAATACGTGCTCCTGGTGATTGGATCATGGGCGTTATCGACCCCGCAGCGCGGGGGCGTGGTCAGATCGACGGGCGGCAACTCTTGCAGGATTACCTAGACCTCGGACTAGACCTAGACGTTGCGCGTAACACGGTAGAGGCTGGCATCTATCAGGTGTGGGAACTACTCAGCAGCGGACGGCTTAAGGTGTTCTCAACGTGTCTTAACTGGATCAATGAATACCGCGTTTATCGCCGTGATGAGAAAGGGCGCGTTGTGAAAGAGCGCGATCACTTAATGGACGCGACTCGCTATCTCATTATGTCAGGCATGGAGCGCGCGAAGGCCAAGCCGGTATCCGGCAAGCGTGAACAATTACCCTATAGAGGTTCGCTCGGATGGATGTAGACCACGACAACGACACAGACGACCAAGGCGACGAAGAAATAGTCCGACGTATCCACGACTTTTTCCGGCGCTCTCTCGACGCTGATCAGGAGTCACGCTCTCAACGTCTCGATGACTTGCGCTTCTGTGCGCTTGGCGATCAGTGGCCGCAGTGGTCGAAGCGCGACCGCATGACACCTGGCCGGGAACGGCCAATGCTGGTTATCAACCGTACCAAGCAATTTGTAATGCGGGCGACTAATCAATTCTTGGAAGCCATACCGCAGATCAAGGTTCGACCCGTTGACGATGACGCCGATCCGGATGCAGCAAAGGCGCTTGAAGAAATCGTGCGCTACATCCAACAGCGCAGCAAGTCCGAGTTGTGCTATGGGATGGCTGTAGAGCCGCAAATCCGTGAGGGCATCGGCTATTGTCGCGTGATGACTGAATACGCGGGTGATGGTACGTTCGATCAGGAAATCACCATCAAGCCGATCCCTAATCCGTACTCGGTCTACTTCGATCCGACTGCGATCATGCCGGACGGTTCGGACGCAAGGGCTTGCCTAATCTGCGAGGACATGAGCAGAGAGGAATTCGAGCGGCAGTATGGGAAGGATATCGAAACAGGATCGTTCGCGTTTATCGGCGCGGGCGATCAGCGCGGGTGGAACGAAAAGAACACGGTTCGCGTAGCTGAGTATTACGAACTCGAAACAGAAACAGCCGGTGAACTGTTGTTGCTCGCTGATGGCTCGACTATCGAAGCATCGCAGATAGCCGACCCGTCTATGCTGCAGCCGGGGATGGTTGTCGATAAGCGGCCAATCGAACAGAAGAAGTGTATGTGGTACAAGGTCGCTGGATCGACCATTCTGGACCGCCGTGAGATACCATGCAGCATGTTGCCGGTTGTGCGGTTTGCCGGTGCGCAAGTCATGCACGACGGGAAAATGTACTTCCACGGCATGGTGCGCGACCTTACGTCGTCGCAGATTCAATACAACTACCAACAGTCGGCAATGACCGAGATGGTAGGTATGCAGCCGCTTAGCCCGTGGGTTGCTCCGTTCGGTGCGACTGAGGACTTTAACGATGAATGGTCGCAAGCTAACCGCGTGCCGTTTAGCGTGCTGCGGTATAAGCCGGTATCGGTCGCAGGCACGCTTGTCGGCGCTCCTGAGCGCCAGCCGTTCGCACAGATACCCAATGGAGCATTTAACCTGCTCCAATTGGCCATTGACGACATGAAGGCCGTCACGGGGCAATGGAATGCGAGCCAGGGTAGTGCAGACGAGTCCGATCAATCAGGGCGTGCAATCCTCGCGCAACAGCGCCAGGGCGATGTAAGCCTGGCGCATTTCTCGATACATGCGAACCAGGCTATCGAACAGTTGGGGCGCGTGATTCTGGACATGATCCCACGGGTTTACACCCGTCCTACGCTGTTCCGTATCCTCGGTGAGGACGGCGAAGTCCAGCAGGTTGCGATTGATCCGAACCAGCCGCAGGCTAAGGCTGAGCCGAACCAGCAAATGCGCGGCGTAGAGGCGATTTATAACCCAGGCATGGGCAAGTATGACGTCGCCATTAGTACGGGTCCTAGCTTCGCCACACGGCGCGCGGAAAGCGCGGCTATGCTGATGGACCTTGCACAGAAATACCCTCCGCTGATGCAGATTGCTGGCGATTTGGTTGTGTCGTCGCTGGACAGCCCTGTTGCGGACAAGATAGCCGACCGGCTGCGACCTCCGACCGCAGAGGGTGACGATCCGCCGACACCGCGCGAGCAACAGTTAATGCAACAGGCCGAACAGGCTATGGCTATGGCTGAGCAACTTCAACAGCAGTTGCAAGCTCTCGGTAAAAAGGTGGTATTTGAAGAAGAAAAGCTAGACCTGGACCGCTATAAGGCGATGACGGACCGCCTTGGTGTGTTGCTGAAAGCGCCAGATCCGACTAACCCGGCTGTTGTTGCAGGCGAAGCAGCCGTTCTATCGCAGCCTGTACCGCAAGAACCGACAGAACCGCAACCAGAGGGCACTATAAATGGCTAAAGAAGCCGCACCAGTAGTAGCAACCGAACCAGTTGTAAACGATGCACCTATCGTACAGGAAGGGCAGCAGCAGCCGCTTAGACCTCCCGAATATCCGAAGCCGACGACGGATCAGGAGGAAGAATTTCGGGGCGACGAGGGAGAAGAAGACGAGGACGAAGACGACAGCGAGGACGAGTCTGAAGACGAACAACCGCGAGACGACCAGGGCCGATTCCAGCCGAAGGGACAAACCCTCCGCGACAGGCTAGCCGCAGAGGCAAGGGAGAAGCTAGCGGAGCGCCAGCGCGCCGACAGGCTTGAGGCTATGCTTGCTCAGCAGCAGGCGTTACTTGCGAAACAACTCGGCGTCGATCCGCAAGGCCAACAGCCGCAGCCGGAAGCCGAAGGACCGCCGAATCCTGATAACTACCAGGCCGGTCAGTTCGATCCGCAGTATATCGCGGACATGGCGCGCTATCAGGTGCGCGAGGAAATCATTCAGCATGAGCGCCAGCGTGCGGCATACGAGAATCACAAGCGGCAGCAAGACTATCTCATTACGGCTGAGCAGCAGTATGCGCAGGCTGTACCGGACTATCTCGACGCGAAGCAGACGCTATTGAGTGATCCGGCCATTGCTAACCATCCAGGCATCGGGCAAGCAATCGTGTCGTCGCAGCGACCCGCAGAGCTTATCTATGCGCTCGGCAAGAACCCGCAGGTTGCGGCGAATATCGCGCGCATGAATCCGGTACAAGCAGCAATGACGCTCGGAAAGATCGAAGCAATGATTGAGGCGCAAGTTAGCCAGCCGCAGGAAAAGCCAGCCGTGAAGAATCCGCCCGCACCGATCAAGCCTATCGGTGGGCGTGCATCGGCGGGTAACTCGGACCCCGGCATGGCGAAGACATACGCGGAGTTTATCGCTATTCGTGAGGCACAGGAAAAGAAAAGGATGGGGCGATGAATGACGACGATGTAAACGTTCTGATTGCCGAACGTAACAGACTACAGCGTGCGCTTGATTTTATTGCGACAGTAGCCGGTGGGTTTGGCGAACTGTACCCGGTTGGCGCAACTAATGTCGTTTATGGAGACGACGGGCAAACGGTCGTTGAGTATGTAAAGCCGTGGTTATTCTTGCGCGGAGAGGGAGACACTTTTTTGGATGCGGTAGAGGCTGAAATGATCGCGCAAGAAGAAGACCGCAAACATAGCGCGCATGGCATCTTTCCATGTTGACATACTAGTTATTACGTGCTAGTGTCGCACGCATAGTTAATTGCTATCGTTCGTCGCGATAAGACCGGAGCAGGGACGCTCTAGCGTATTCGGTTCGCACCCGACGTTCGTCGCGTTAAGACCGGCCCTTATGGGCAGCGTTAGCCACGTTCGCAAGTGGCATGGCAATCGGCAATAGCCGGTTTTCACTGTCTTTGCGGAGTAATGACGTGGCGTCTAATACCTTGCTAACCCTTGTCGATATCACGCGCGAAGCTGCGCGGGTACTCGAAAACCAAACCCTTTTCGCCAGTGCCGTTAATCGGCAGTACGAATCCCGGTTTGCCGTTGACGGCAAGAAAGCCGGTGATACGATCAACATTCGTAAACCGCCGCGCTATATCGGTCGTCGCGGTGAGCAGGTTTCTATCGAAGCCAGTACGGAACAGTTTGTACCGCTGACCTTGCAGCCGCTGTTCGGTTGCGATATCCAGTTCTCGACTACCGACCTCACGTTGAGCATTGACGAGTTTAGCGACCGCTTCGTCAAGCCGCAGGTCGCAACCGTCGCCAACATGATCGATACGTTCCTCGCACAGACGTATTACCAGACGGTATACAACCAGGCTGGTACGGCTGGGACCGATCCAAGCTCGCAAGCAACGGCTATTAGCACGATTCTGGACGCACAGGTATTGCTGAATAACAATGCAGCGCCAGCGGACGGCAATCGGCAGTTCATTGTAGGCCCGTCGATGCAGGCCGCGCTTGTCGGTAACTTGGTTGGCTTGTTCAATCCTGGCGCGACCATTAGCCGGAACTTCAAGACCGGCGCAATGGGCGACGATATCCTCGGGTTCAACTTCGCCATGGATCAGAACGTCGCGAAGCACACTAGCGGATCGACCATTGATCCGACCGATACCGGCACGCTTAGCGCCTCTGTATCGGAAGGCGCGACCACGCTTGCAGTTACCGGACTGACGCACGCAACCGGGACGCTCAAGAAGGGCGATTTGATCCGCATCACGGGCCGATACGGTGTCAACCCGCAGTCCCGCCAGGTATGGGGCAATGCGGCGCGTGACAGGTTCACAGTGGTTGTTACTGAGGACGTAACGCTATCCGGTGGTGCTGGGACGGTGAAGATTTCACCGACCATTCGCGGGCCTGCTAGCTCGACCGCTACCGGACAGTTCCAGAACGTCGATAGTCTGCCGCAGTCCGGTGATGTCATCACTATTGTATCGACTGCCGCAACCGCTGGTATCGCATCGCAGAACCTCGCATTTCACAAGGACGCTTTCGTATTCGCCAGCGTTGACTTGGAATTGCCAGGCGGCGAACAGGAAGCGTACCGCGTGAACGAGGGCGGTATCGCGTGCCGTATGTGGAAGGGCTATAACATCAACAGCAACGCAATGATTTGCCGCTTTGATGTACTAGCCGGTGCTGCAGCGGTATACCCTGAACTTGCCGTTCGCGTAGCAGGAGCATAATCATGGCCGGTACCCCTAACTCTCAAACCGGGCTTATCCCGCAGTATGCCGCCTCTTATCAGGTGGTTGCCGTTGACTGGACCCCAAGCAGTGTTGCGACGATCACGACCGCCGCGCAAACCGTAACGGTTCCTGGCGTAAAGGCCGCCGTAACTGCCGCACTGTCGAACACTGGACGAGCCATTCCGGCGGACGCTGTTGTCGGCATCATTCCGCCGTCTCATGTTGCCGGTGTTTCGGCTACGGTCGGCTGGGTGTCGGCGGATGACACGGTATCCGTAATCTTCGTCAATCCGACCGCTGGCAGCGTAACGCCACCGTCTGGTTCCTGGCGCTTTGTGCTTATGAGCCAAGACAATACGCGCTATGCGTTTGACGGTTAATCCGTTCCCTTCTCCCCTCTGACCTATCGGGGCGCTTCGTGCGCCCCTCTTTTTAAGGGTGCGTCATGTCACTATACGAGCAAACCGTCGGTTCTGTTGATACCCCGCTTGGATATCAGCAAATCACGTCGTTATCCTCATCAGCAGCACTAACCATTCCCGCAGGCGCTAAGCGAGCAATCATCCAGGCCGAAACGCAGGACGTTCGTTGGCGCGACGATGGCACCGCACCGACCGCTAGCGTCGGAATGGTCATCAGCGCTGGCGATAGGCTTGCATACACTGGCTCGCTTTCCGCGATTCGGTTTATCGAAGCAACAGCATCGGCAAAGCTAAACGTCAGTTACTACGTATAACCGATGTTCGGATTATTCACATATAAGGGGCTGTTTTATAACGCTGCGTCTCGGGTGTCTGATACGTTCGGACTTTCAACACTACAGGCCGATACGAATTGTGTACTAATCCAAGACCCGTCCGCGATCTGGGGCGGTTCCGATCATCTTCCGCGACGGAATTTGCTGCTTGCCACGGACACGTTGGCGACTCAGAACGTGACTGTTACGGCAGAGGCGCACACGCTTTACCTGCAGGGCACTGGCTCGGTCACGCTCTCAGGTACGGGCAGCGGCACGCTGCAGGGCACGGGCGCGAATGATCGCGTATCGCTGGCGTTCACTCCGACCGCAGGAACGCTCACGCTCACGGTGAGCGGTACTGTGACATTCGGGATGCTCTGCAAATCCTCGGTGACTGATCGCAGCTATCAGAAAATCACTGATTGGGTCACGGAACAATACGCCTGGGCGGCGACGCGGAATGTGCCGTGGCTGCGGCGGAATCGGTTTCTTTCGACTGCAACGCTCAGCACACAGACGGTGTCAAGCGTCACGGCTACGCCTTTGACGGTGAGCTTTACCGGGACCGGGACTATTACGTTCTCGACCGCTTACAGCGGTTCTCTCGTTGGCACAGGCGCTAACGATCGCGTCACTGCGACATTCACCCCGGCTGCAGGCAATCTCGTCTGTACGGTCACGGGCAGCGTCACCCTGGCGCAGTGCGAAGTTGGCAGCACGGCGACGACCTATCAAGAAGTCGGCGCATCGTGGGCGGCAACCTACACATCCCTCGCAATCGCCGCAGGCTACCCGATCAGCCTCTACAGCGACCGCGCCGGGACGACGGCGACGTATGGGCCGGATGATCCGGTTGGCGTGTTGCTGGATCAGAGTGAGGGGTTGGTTGGTGCTCCGGCCGTCCAACGCAACATATTAAGTTACTCTCAGGGCTTTACCACAAGCCCCTGGACTATAAATGGTGCTACTCCTACTGCAACAACTGCAACGGCTGCCCCGGATGGAACATTAACGGCGTTTGAGTTAAACGAAGGAACTGGTGTTAGTGCCTACCACACAGTCAACCACGGGAACGACCTATCTTTGCTGACGATAGGCACCACATATAAACTAAGCGTGTATGTTAAGTATGTAGACAGGCAGTATTTCGGGGTAAGTATCTTTGCAAAACCTGATGCCTATTCAACAGCAGTATTCGATATTCTGAATGGTACATACTCAACATCAAAGAGCGAGGGCACTGGTTGGACGTTTACTGAAACCCCAACAATCTCCTCAGTTGGAGATAGTTGGTATCGTGTTTCAATGTCCATAACAATCGGAAGCGCTGGTTCTGGAACCTACAGGTATGTCAATCTCTATTTGGCAGACGCATCGACCTTGAGCACTAATGATTACGGGTTAAGAAAATATACCGGAACAAGTAAAAAGGCATACATTTGGGGCGCACAGATAACACTATCAACAACAACCGACCAGTCATACCAAAAAACTACATCATCTTGGTTGGACGCAAATATCCCCGGCTACCACGCCACCGCACCGGGCGACGCGCAACGTCCTGTCTTGCGGCTAGATGGCAATGGGAAGTTCTATCTGTACCGTGACGCAACGGACGATGCGCTAGCGATTACGTGGCCGGAAAACTACACGACGATTGCGGCGCAGTACGTCGCAGATCAGACAACCACGACCGAGACCACCGGGATCACGCTAAACGGCGCGACGAGCTATAACACCCCGCAGCATCCGACCGGCGACTATGGGCGGATCATCTTCAAGACACCAACTCCGAACGCGGCCAAGGTGCAAAAGTATCTCGACAATAAGGCGGGAAGATAGTCATGGCATACACCTATTCTGCGGTTCTCGTGACGCCTGCCGACCAACTTGAAGACGCCAACAAAGTCGGCTTGGCGCTTGGCTACAGCGCCAACGAATTCACCGTCACGGCATCGTCTGACGGTATTAACGTCACCCATTACTACTGCCACAGTTGGTGCAACGAGGTTTTCGACCAGATGGTAAAAGGACTCGGA